GCAATGCCGTCGACGTAGCAGGTCACGTTGCCGGGGTGCATCCGAAGCGCGTTGTATATCGCCATGCCTTCGAACACGTCGCCGCCGGGGCTATTCACCCGAATATTCACCGGGCCGCCCCCGACGCTTGCCAGGGCCGCAGCGAAACCTTTGGCTGTGACGCCCTCGCCGGTCCAAAAATCGGCCCCGATCCGATCATATATCAGGATCTCGGTCGGCGTGGTCTCCGTCGCGTTGCGAATCAGCAGCCCGGCCGGCAGGCCGGCGGCGGCGAACGCCTGAATCACGCGGGGGGCGAACTTCGTCATGGTCACTTCCCTTTCGGCGGGGCCGGCGCGGCCGGATCCGGCGGGTTGGCCGCGTTCGCCAACGTGATACTCGCGGAGTTGATAAACGCTTGGTCGCCGTCATCGAGCCGGGGCCGGTTCAGTTTTCGGCGCGCTTCGTTCGGGGTAAGCTGCCCACTCTGAATTTCAATCTGCCGAATCTCGGCGGCCGTCTTAGCGTCCATGTTTATCAGTTTCTCGCGGTCGAACGCGGCATAGTAGGGGCCAGACGAAAACAACTTCAGCCGCAGTTCTTGCTCGATGCAGTGATATTGCGGCTCGACGTGAAACGTTTTCCAACCCAACGTGTTCTGTTCGATCCCCGACCCCCACGCGCTCACGTTCGCGGTCTCGCCGATAAGGTGCGGCGGAGTACCAAAAAACCTAGCTATATCGACGTTCGTGTAACGCCGCATTTCCAGCGTGTTCAGATCCTCGGGCGACATTTGCAGCGGCTTGAATTCCTGATCTTTGTCGAGAAACAGCACCTTGCCGGCGTTCTCGCGTCCGGCGCTGTTGGCGTTGAAATACGCTTCCATCCGGCGCTTGCTGTCTTTGTCGAGGTTCGCCGGGGTGCTGATTACCCCACTTGGCCGCGCCGCGTTCTCGTGGACGCGCCCAGTCTGTTCCTCTAGCACCACGGCCAGGCCGACGGTGTTGCGGGCGAACGACTGGATGCGCGACAACCCCTTGATGCCGTCGAACCCCGGCCCGACCATGTGCAGCATGTCGCCCTGGTGAATGACTTCAAACGAACCATCCTCCATCATGCAGCGATACCAACTTACCCCGGCCAGACGGTGAACCTCGACCTTCCACGGTGGCACGTAATGGAATCCAACAACGCGGCCCGCGCCGTCGTATCGTATGATGCTGTACTGATTGCCCCACAGCATGATGTTGCACGCCCACAACCCGCGCCAAGTAGCCGCTGTCATGTTTCCGCCCGGAAGTGGGGCCAGCGACAGCAGCCGCGACAGGCGGTGCTGTGGCGCTTCGGTGCGCTCTCCGGTTTCCGGGTCATCTTTGTATATTTTCAGCGGAACAGACGACAGCACGCCAACCCACAGGTTAACGCACGCGAACACCGCGCTCGCGCGCATGGCCGTCTGTTCGGACACCAGCGGCCCGAACGACGCCGTGGCGCCGCCGCTCGCCCACTCGGCGAACCAGGCGTCGGGGTTGGTCAGCGACGTGCTCGGATTTTCCGGCGAGACGTTGCGAATCGCTGGCTCTACACGCTGTTGCGTGCGCCGTCCGCCGCCGAAAACTGCTGACAGAATTCCCATGTCGCTGTGACACGTATCCTATCCAGACACCTTTGGGAACCGCTATTCGTCCCACAGATCCGCGTTATCCCATATCGACCCCGGAGACACCGGCCCGGCGTCCAGCGCGGCACCGACGGCTTGCGTCGCGGCCACTATGCCGTCGATGCGCCCGGTAGCCTTGCGCTTGTCCCATTTCCGATTGCCCTGCGGGTCGGACATCAAGACGGCGCTCGCGCTGTTCCACCGCAGCACCGGGTTGCGCTGGATACGTATCCGCCGGCCAATTATCGATTCCTCGAACCCACCGATCGAGCGCGGCATCCATAGCGTCGACTGCGACATGTAGCCGGCAAACCCTTGGCCGTGCCGGATCAGCCGCAAACCCTGGCCGGGCTGGCCGATCGGCACGCCTTCGTCATCGCGTTTGCGGTCGTCGATCCAGGCGTCAAACCCGATGTCGTCGCAAGCGGCCAGGAAATCGTCGATTTGCGCTTGGTCGAACGCCAGCACACGCAAGTCGTGCTTCGCCGCGATCTGCCGCACGGCGAGCGCGACGTGTTTTTTGTCGATGATCCGGCCCGGCGGCGCGTTCAGGTGCCCGGCGTCGCGCCAAACCGGGTACGGCACGTTATCGAGCCGTGCCCGTTCTTCCAGGGTGTCGCCTGGCGTCCAGAAATACACCGCGAGGTCAAGCAGGCCGTCGGGCTTGTTCCAAGCCACCGCCAGGGCGGTTAAGTCGCGCTTCGCGGATAGGTCCAGCCCAGCTACGCAGGGGGTGCCGGCCAGGTCGTCGGTGTCGAAGTCGGCTTCGCAGGCGTCCCATAGATCGCGGTCGACCCATGGCGACTCGGCGTCGGTCCATTCGCAGAAGTTCAGCCGGCGAACGATCGCCTCTTTCGAGGGCATGCCGCGGGCCTGCGTCACCTGTTCGCGGAGATACCGCAGGCCGAAAGTGTGGCCGAGGCTCGGGTTCGGTTTCGACCAGCACGTTTCGTCTGTGAACGGATCGTCGCCATCATCCAATGCGCAAATGTAACTATAGAACGAGTCGTCTTCGAGGTCGCCGGCGGATACTTTCTTTCCGTATTCGTGATAATTGTAACAGACGCCGGTGCGGTCGCTGCCGCTGTTCGTAATCATGAAAATCAACGCTTGCCGGCGACCTTTCGTGCCGGCTCGCATCATTTCGACCATTTCGGCGTCATGGTGCTCGTGCACCTCATCGAGCAACGCACAGTGCGGCCGCGGGCCGCTCTGCCCGGTATCGCTGGCGATCGTGCGGAAAAACGAGCCGGTGGCGAGGTGGAACAGATTCCATTCCTTCCCGGCGCCGCCGCTCGGCTGCAGGCAGGTCGACAGGAAAGGCGACATGCGGAACATCGCCACCGCGTCGCGAAATAGGATCTGCGCCTGATCCTTCCGGCTGGCCGCGGCATACACCTCGGCGCGTGGCTCGTCGTCGGCCACCTGCATGTACAGGCCTATGCCGCCGGCTAGAGGTGATTTCCCGCTGCCCTTACCCGTCTCGACGTAGGCCTGCCGGAACCGACGGAACCCGTCTGAGTTTTTCCAGCCGAACAGCGAGCCGAGGATGAACGCCTGCCAGTCGAGCGGCACGAACGGCACGTTCTCGTGCTCGCCCCCGTTCAGCCGGAGCACTTTCTCGAAGAACTTCAACACCCGCTCGACGGCGGCGACATCCCACGTCAGGCCGCGTTCGGCGCCTTCTGCCAGGTCTCGCAGGTGGCGCGCGCAGGCGTCGCGCACCGGCTTGCCTGCGGCGACCGTGCCCGCGACCACGGCGCGGGCGTAGGCGGTCGCCCGGTCGTCCGCAGGCGGCGCGGCGGGTTTACGCCGACCAGTCATCGGCACCCTGGCCGGGCTTTGTCGTGCTGATCTTGCCGCGCGCGCTCGGCGTCAGGCCGAAATCCGTCAGATAGGCGCGGAGGCGGCGGTCGGCGTCCGACAGCATGGCAACCTCGGGCCGGGCCTTGATGACCGTCACGCCGGGAATCGGTTTGTGGTTTTTGTCGAAAGCCTGCGTTTCCGCGGTGTGGCCGTGGTTGTCTACGTTTCGTTGCAACTTGTTGACTTGTGCGTAGCACTCGCACAGCCGCTCCAGCGCCATGCCGTCAGCGAGGGTCAACACCCCCATGTCGAGTAACATCTTGCCGAAGCGCGCCCAGGCAGCGCGGGCCACCGCGTCGGACAGCCGCAACGGACGATCAGGCATGCCGGGCAGCGCCTTCGGCTCGTTGCGGTTCACGCGGTCTTTCCGAGTGATGCCTTTGACGAGTTTCAGGTGCGTGGGTTGGGGTTTCCGGCCGGCCACGTCAGACCCGGTATTCAATCGAGCCGGGCGCCGGGTCTGGCTGCGGAACGCCGGCCACTTCGTGCCACGCCTCCGCATCGAACCTTCGCCACCACACGGTTCCATCGTCGCACAGCACAACCAGCGCGAGGTGAGTCATCGGCGAATCCGGCGCGGTTACTATCTGGATAATTTTTCGGGCCATAACGATTCCTTCTCGGGCGTTCAACGTATCCTTTTCGGACACCTAGCGCAACCTTGGAAATTATTCCTGTAGTTTGCCTATGCGTTGTGCATATGCCTATTTTTTAGGCAGAAATTCGGCTCATTTGGTCATTTTGCGCGTTTAGGCCCGGTGTGGCTGGACCCCCCAATTCGGCCTAGACTTTCAACCTCCCCCCCCGCCATAGCGTGCTGAAACTGCTACATATTCTGCGCTGCGCTTGGCGCCGCCGGCGCCCCGAATAGGCCGACCGTAACGCGCGTTATCGTTTGATATCGAACGATCGACCTACCGGCGCCAATGGTGCGACGGATCGGCGGGCGTGCCGTCGGCCGCACAACCCCGCGCCCGTAGCTTCGCCACGCCGCGCCCGCGCCCGAAACCTCCATCGGCTTGCGTGGTTTTGCTGCTGTGGTGGCTCGCACAGAGGCTTTGCAGGTTGCCAGGGTCGAAAGGTGCGCCACCGGCAGCGCGTGGCGTCCTATGGTCAACGTGGGACGCTGCTGCGGTGCATCCTGGCACGCTGCAGCCAGGATGCGTCCGAAGCTGCGCAGCGCGCGCCTTGCGCCATGCTGGCGACCAGTAGAACGGATCGTGTTTCATGGGCCGACGATACAGGCCACCA